CCTGCAACGGATCGGCGCCCTGTTCCAGAATCAGCAGGCGGCGCAAATGGTGGGCCTGTTGGCGACACAACAGAGCCGGATCGACAAGGACGCGGCGCTGCTTTCCGGCGCCAAGGGGATGCAGGCGGCGAACGATTACATGAAATCGGATCCACATCTGGCTTTGCAAGGGCTGGAGAATTCGGTGAAGTCTCTGGCCGGTGTGCTCGGCGAGGGGACGCTGCGCGCTCTGACCGGTCCAATGGCCGACGCCGCCAGCGCCATCGGCGCTTATACCGCCCGGCTTGAGAAGCTGCAAAGCGAAGACAAGCAACATCCCGACAGCGTCCAGCCAGCAGGGCAGAAGAGGGCAAACCGTGCTCTTAACCGCCTGTTCTTTGGCGTCGATTCCGATGGGCCAGCCTCCGAAGGTCGGAGCGAGCGCGAGCGGCAGGACCGCAAGGCGCAGCTGAAAAAGCTCGACAGCGATTATGCGCGCACGCGTGCGGAATTGGAGCGCGTGGCCGGCGATCGCGAAGCGACCAAGCGGGATCGTGAACAGCTCGATAAAATCGATGCGGAGCGGCGCGCCGACCCCTTTCACAAAATGGGAGTCGGAACGAACCTTGCCCGCCTCGACAGGGAGGCGCGCAAATTGCGGCCCGGTGTCGAGCGCAGGGAAGCGGCGCAGAAGGCGCTGGAAGACCTTGACGCCGCCAATTCCGCGCGCGTCGAAGCACAGCGCGCATCTGAGGCGGCCGACGCCGCTCTACGTGGATCCCAAATCGCCGGTGCTTTTCCCATGTCAGGAGGACCTCACGGGCAATATGGAACGGCGGTTCCGGGTTCGCTGGCATTTTCACCGACTCGTCATGGCTATGGCAATTACGACCCGAGAACCGGCATGCCTGTGCCGACGCCAAGTGGGCAGCCACCTGAGGCGAAAGACCCCATGGATAGGCTGAATGACGCGCTGCGCGGCTCTCCCGGCGGCCAGCAAAACGTCAGCGTCAGCGGCGAGGCGACGGTCAAGAGTGAAATTACAGTCCTTGTCCAAGCCGACTCAGAGCTTAAGGCGCTGCCCGGCAAGGTTGACGCCGCCATCGCCAAAATGGCGCTGAAAAGCAATGCCGGCGCGTCGCCGACCGGGCATCCCGCCGCCTCAATGGGCGGGTCGATGCCTGAAGCCGCGCCCGGAGCGAAATGATGGCCGATCTGATCTTCTGAGAACCCGAAATTCCCCACGACCAAGGGGATAAGACGCTGCACCCGAGCTTCAACGGCTCCGGTGTCGCGAGAGCGACCCTGTGCGTCTCAGGCTTGGTCGGCCGGACGCCGTTGGAGACTAAATGATGATGAATACGTTGCAGGCTTTCGACTTTGAAGAATCGCCGGTGCGCACACTGCTGCGCGATGGCGCGATCTGGTTTGTGCTGGCCGATGTCTGCCGGGCGCTGGAGATCGAGAACGCGCGTAACGTTTCGCCGCGGCTCGATGAGGAAGAAAAGGGTGTCCATAATGTGGACACCCTTGGCGGCTCGCAGAAGATGGTCATCGTCAGCGAGTCCGGCCTCTACGCTCTGATTTTCACCTCGCGCAAGCCGGTGGCCAAGCGCTTCCGCAAATGGGTAACAGGCGAGGTTCTCCCATCGATTCGCAAGACGGGGCGCTATGACGGCGCGCAGCTCCAAGATGGTGAGATTTTCCCGCCACGCGCCGAGCCCCGCCAGTTTCCAGACTGGCCGATGGACGAGATGCGCACGAAGCGGGGCGTCGTCGACATGTATCGCCTCCTTTATGGTGGCGTTGCCGGCCAATGGATCGCACCGCAACTCGGGTTTCCGGTCCCCCCTGTCGAATATGTTGAGCGTGGCAGACACTTGGCGATTGTCTACCCTGACGGGAAGGGCCTTTAACAATGGCCGATCTGATCGCCGCGCTTTGGCCGGCGTCCTACAAGGGCGTGCCGTTCTGGGTCGAGCGCGATGACGAGCGCGGCGGCCGGCGGCTTATCGTGCACCAATTTCCGAAGAGGGACTCACCGTTCCTGGAAGACAACGGCGCCGCCGCGACGGAATTCGACGTCACCGCCTATCTGGCCGGAGACGAGTCGGCCGCCGCCTCCTCGGCGCTGACCTCGGCCTTGATCTCGCAGGGCGCGGGCCAGCTGGTGCTGCCGACCCACGGTTCGCGCCGGGTCCGCAACGCCCAGTTCTCGCGGGCGCGCTCGAAAGATCGCATCGGCTATATCGCCTACACCATCACCTTCTGGGTCGAGGGCGCGCCCTCCGCGCTCGCGAGCGTCAATTACATGGCGCAACTCGCGTTCGATGCGGTCGACGCGCTCGCCGGCGCCGCGAAAACGCTGATCGGCAGATAATTCATGGCGGACTATGCGAAACTGGCGGTCGATGTCCTCGACGCGCCCGACTGGGTCGTGGCCGCCGCCGTCGCGGCCACGCAGGACATTGTCGCCGCGCTCGAAGTCATGCGCGATTCGCGCACGGTCGATCCTGACCAGGCGGCGACGCTCGCCGCCATGCTGTCGAATGTCTATGCGGAGATCCCCGCGAGCATCACGCGGCTGGGCGTCGACATGGCCTTTGTCGATGACCTGTTCGCCGCCGCCCGCGCGATCGGCGCGGCCATGGCGCCGGAAGACGCGGCGGCTGCTTTTGCTTCGGAGGTCGACTCCTTCCCGGCCGCCGTGGCGGCCGCCGGCGTCTCGTCCAATTCCGCGCGCGTCGCGGCCAATGCCGTGCGCGTCAATGCGCTCGGGCGGCTGGTGATGATCTCGGGTCTTGTCGATTCGCTGGTGCGCCAGACATGGTCCGACCGCCCGGCCGCAACCGCCGCCCGCGCCATGGCGCTGGCGCTGCTGGACGCTGAGCTTGAAGTCGCCTCGGCGATCCGCGCCACCGATCTTTACGCGGCGATCGGCGACGCCCGCGCCGCCTTGCAACGGTTCTTCGCCGCCACCGTCGCCGATCTGCGCCCCGTCGTCATCGTCACCGCGCCGCGCGCGCTGCCGGCCGTGTGGCACGCGTGGCGGCTCTATGCCGATCCGACGCGCGCGCAAGAACTGATCGACCGCAACCGCGCGCCGCATCCGGCCTTTTTGTCGGAGCGGTTCGAGGCGGTGGCGCCGTGATCTCCGAAACCGTCACCGTCGCCGTCGGCGGCGCGCGCTACACGGCGTGGAAAGCGGTCTGCATCCGCGCGGCGGTCAAGGAGGCCTGCCGCGCCGCGTCGCTGACCATCGCCGCCGAAATGGGCGCGACCGCGACGCACCGTCTGTTTGAACTGTTCACGCCGGTGAAAATCTTTGCCGGCGGCGATCTGGTCTTGAATGGCTACATTGACGGCCGCGCGCCGAGCCTGACGCCGAGCAGCGCCGAAATTGTCATTCGCATCCGCTCGAAAAGTCAGGACGTGGTGGATTGCTCCGCCAAGCACAAGACTCACGAAATCCGCAACAAGACGCCGCTGGACATAGCCAAGGAGCTGGACCTTTTCGGCGTCGGCTTTTCCTCAACGGCTACCATGCAGAAAATCCCGCTGTTTCGGGTCAGCAAGGGCGAAACGGTTTTCCGCGCCGTCGAGCGCGCCTGTCGCGATCATGGCCTGACGCTGATGGGAAAGGCCGATGGCGGCATCGAATTATGGAACGCCAAGAACGCCCTCCAGCGGCACGCCGGCGGCCTTGTCGAGGGGATGAACATCTTGACGATTTCGGCGGATCACGATGCCAAGAATCGGCATTCCGAAACGCACGTCCACGGTCAGAAGCACGAAAAGCACGGTCCGCAATCGCTGCAGATCGCCGGCAAGTCGCTCGATTCCATGGTTCCCCGGCTGCGGCCGTTCATCATGGCGCATGACGGGGAGACGGACAAAACCCGGGCCGACGCGAAGGCCAAGAACCGGCGCGACCGCTGCGCCGGCAACGGGCTGAGCGCCACCGTCACGACGCCGAGCTGGCGCGACGAGGGCGGTGCGTTGTGGACGCCTGGGCATCGCGTCTGGGTCGAAAGCCCGTTCGCCGACGTGACCCAAGACATGCTGATCGAGGCCGTCGATTACACGCAGGAAGTCAGCGCGGGCACGATCGCGCATATCCACCTTGTCGACCCGCGCGCGCACGGCGGGGAGAAGGGCAAGGGCAACAAGAGCGGCGCGGGCTGGGGGATGCCTTCATGAGTTTGACGTCTGACGAAATCTCCGCCGCCGTGCGCAATATGTTGCGGCGCGCCGAACTGGCCAGTGACGCGAAAGTCGATACCGACCATGTGCGCGCCGCCTTCACCGGCCGCAGCGACGAGACGCTTACCGAAGTGCCGCACATCCAGCACTACGGCTTCCACTCGGAGCCGCTGAAGGGCGCTTCCGCCGTGATCGCCGCGCTTGGCGGCCGCTCTGACGGGCTGCTCTGCCTCGGGATCGATGATCACCGCAAACGGCCAAATCTGGGCGCTGGCGGCGTCGCGATCTGGCATCCGGCCGGGCACATGGTCTCGCTGGTGCAACAGAAAATCCGCGTCGTCTCGGGGAATCCCGTCGAGGTCGCCGCGCCGAGCATGACCATCAACGGACGACGAGTGCTGACGGAATGACCGATGTCTCCTTCCAGGCCTGCGCCGATGACGCGCCCTATCTGCTGTGGGGCACGATCTGGGACCCGGTCGCGCAATCCTCGGACTGGGCGGTGTCGACCGCCGCCAACAACCCCGGTGGCTTCGAGGTCGGCGACCCTATCGCCACGGCCGTTATCATCGGCCTGTTGACCGACCGGCGTTGCCCCTCCGACCACCCGCTGGCCAAATATGCCGATGGCGACCCGCGCGGCTGGTGGGGCGACGGCGTCGATGTCCGCGCCGATCTCTGCGAGGACCAGCTGGGCTCGCTGCTGTGGCTGCTCGAACGCGCCACGGCCACCGAAGATAACCGCCGCTGGGCGGAGACATTCGCCCTCGACGGCCTGACGCCGCTGCTCGCCTGCGGCGCGGCGCGCATGATCGTTCCGACCGCGACGCTTTATCCCGCGCAAAACGCCATCACGCTGGATGTGCGCATCGCCGGCTGCTTGGGCGGCGTCCATTACGACCGCAATTTCGAACAGGTCTGGACTTCACGCACATGAGAGCCCGGCGCACATGAGCTTTTCCTTCCCGACCCTCACCGATCTCGCCGCCAAGGCCCGCGCGGCGTTCTCGGCCATTCCCGGCGCCGACGCATGGCTGCCGCTCAACAACCTCGGCCCTACCGCCAAGATCGTCGGCGAGTCGTTGTGGGACCTTTTCGGTCGCCTGAGCTGGGCGCTCGACCAGGCGTTCGCGATCACTGCCGAGGGAAGGTGGCTGGAGCGGCACGCCAGCCAGATCGGCTACCGGCGCCGCGAGGCGGCGGCGGCCTCCGGCCTCGTGGCGGTCACCGTGACCGATCTTGCCGTTTTTCCGGCGGGAACGTCGTTCCAACGCTCGGACGGCGTGCTTTATGTTTCGTCCGCCGACCTGTCGTTCAGCGCCGCGGGGACGCAAAGCGTCGCGGCCATCGCCTCCGCCGCCGGGGCG